ATTATCGCACACTTCCACACTTTCCCAAATTTGATGATGGTGCAGAATCTCGTGGTTTTGTAGAAAATAGCTTCATTAACGGAATTCGCCCCGCCGAGTTCTTCTTCCACGCAATGGGTGGCCGAGAAGGTATTATTGATACGGCAGTAAAGACCGCAGATTCAGGATACATTCAGCGCAAACTTGTCAAGACTATGGAGGATATCCATGTTGCATATGACGGAACTGTTCGAAATGTAAATGGAGCTATTGTTCAGTATCATTATGGCGGAGATGGTGCCGACACTATCTGTGTTGAAAATGTTAAAATGAATCTTGGTCTAATGAGTCTTGAAGATATTTATCGTGATTTTGCTCTGACAAAGGACGATCTATCAAGCGTTGTTAAAGGCGATCTTGATAAGATTGAAGATCTAGTAGATCAAATTCTGGAAGATCGTAAAGTTATTGTAAAAGATGTTATTCGATACAAAAAGATAGATAAAATTAAACTTCCAGTAAATTTCAATCGAATTGTTAGCAAGTACAAAAACCCTTATTCTGTAAAGACCGACTTGACGCCCGAATATGTTGTTTCAGAACTTAATAAATCTTTCACGCAAAGCTGGATTGTTCACAACAAGCTAATGCAAATTGCTATGCGATTCTTCTTTGCTCCGAAGAAAGTTATTCTTGATATGCGTTTATCTAAAGATATGTTTGACGAGATGCTAAAAGAAGTTCATTTCCGAACAGTTAAGTCTGCAGTTCATCCTGGAGAAATGGTTGGAACTCTTGGAGCACAGTCTGTCGGAGAGCCGACGACCCAGCTTACCCTTAACACGTTCCACAATGCAGGAAGCGAGAAAGCGAATGCTACCTCAGGTGTGCCTCGAATTCGCGAACTTCTAGAAGTTACTAAGAACCCTAAAACTCCTATGAATATAGTTTATATGGATTCCAAAATTTCCAGTTCTTCTGATGAAACGATGAAGAAACGAGCTTCTATGCAAAAGACTACACTCCGAGATATCACGAAATCTGTTCGCATATATTACGATTCCGATTACCTTCTTGGTAGCACTTCTGTAGATGAAGACCGTGAAATACTGCAAACCTACGCAAAATTTTCTGTATCCAGTACTCATGCATCCTGCGCATCGCCGTGGATTATGCGACTGGAACTTGATCGGATGGAAATGGCTGCACATAACAATGTTGTTGATATGCCGATGATTGCTGCAAAGATCAATAATAACCGAGTTCTAAAAGTATTTGAATGTATTCCGAGCAATACGAACAGTCCCGATAAACTTGTTCTGCGAATCTCGTTCCCCAAAGATGTCGTTAAAAACGCTCTTTCGCTTCGATTTATTGAAGATAAACTTTTGGATACAGTTCTGTCAGGCCTTGAAGGTTCGGGGCGTATTTATCCCAGACTCCACAAAAGTGAAATCATATACGACGAGATGACAGGAGGGTACAAACCTGTGGAACAGTGGGTTCTGGATATTGAAGGAGCTAACCTTCTTGAACTTGGAATGATCGAAGGACTCGATTCTACACGGTCATTTTCGAACGATATTCACGAAGTTCTTGACGTGTTTGGAATTGAGGCTGCGCGTGTAGCTTTGTTCGATGAATTTGGTATGGTATTTGAAGATACGCCGATTGATTACCACCACATGATGATGCTTGTAGATTCAATGACCTATCCTGGATTCCTTCTAAAAGTTGATCGCAATGGTATGAGCAAAAATACTGAGAACGGTGTCCTGGCAAAATCTTCATTCGAAGAGACTGCGAAGCATCTGTTTAATGCGGCTATTCTGGGAGAAATTGATAACATGAAAGGTGTGTCAGCCAACATCATGTTCGGTCAGAAACCTCCTTGCGGAACAGGACTTGTAGAAGTTCTTATTGATGAAACTAAATTTCCTGATGGTGATGAAGAGGTTCCTCCGCCGATTGAAGACCAGCTCGAAGAAGTAAATAAATTAATTGCTTCCAAAGAAGATGATGAGGATATTAGCATGATGACATTTTAATACAATAAATTCACCAGAGTAAAATGGAAGATTCCATCGTTGCTTCAGTGATTGCAAGTTTTAAGCAAAGGTCGGAATTTGGACAAAAGAAATATGGAACAAATTTGGATAGAACAGATTTGAATTTTTTGCAGTGGGTTCAGCATATGCAAGAAGAATTGATGGATGCTATATTGTATCTCGAGAAACTGAAGAAGATTAGTATTGAAAAATAAAACTAATTTTATACAAATATGAGTCGTCAAAATTTACCTTATCGAGAAACAAGTGATTGTTTTCTCATATACGATGGAAAGCTTGTTGGTCGGTTAGGTCATAATCCTAAAACAAATACCGATTATCTGAATTTACCTGGTGGAGGAATAGATGAAGGAGAGACTCCTATTCAAGGAGCTAAACGTGAATGTTTAGAAGAAGTTGGGGCTAAAATAAAAAACATGAAAAGAATCTGTACCGTGTATTGGGATTGGTTTCCTGAATGGGCAACTACTCCTAAAAGCCAAGAAAGATATAAAAAGTTTCGTGGAGAAAAAATTCATTTAATGTTGGGCGAAGTTGAAGAGTTTGTTACTCCAACAAGTACTGAAGGTGACGCATGGGTTGGGAAAAAATTCATGACTCTAGCAGCAGCTATTAAATTATCAGAATCTAACAAAGATCATCCAAATATGTATGCTTACCGAGTTGCACAGATAACTGTTCTAAATATGATAAAACTTCTCCAAAATTAAAAAAGTTTCATGCGGAGGTAAGGATTCTTGAGACGGTAAAACGACCATGTATTGCAACCATAAATCATTCGTTCTACTGAACTGCCTCCATACCTAGATCTCCAACCTCTGTCGTTCTCAATTACTCCGACATACATAGGTCCAAGTCTCGTAGCTTCATCTTTAATAAGTTTTCGCATTTTGTGAAGGCACCGAATAAAGTATTTTCTCTGAGGAGCCATATTAAGTTCTTTGACCTTCTCCTTAATAAACTTTCTTACCTCTTCTCGAAGAACTTTCAAAGTTCCAGATAATTCCTTTTTAGCAAAATTCATTTCTTGCAATAAAGATTTAACTTCTGGTTGTTTTTTAAATCTTCGAACACACATTTTTATGAGACCTTCGCTAGTTACTTCTTCTTCAAATGTTTTTGGAGTGTTGCATTGAGGGCACTTTTTATCTGCAGTGGAAAGGCAAGCTATAATACACCTTGTGTGAAATGCATGTTTGCAATCGAGTTTCACACAAGTTTCAGTTGAGTTTCGTTCATCTTCAAAAGATTTCATATCCATATCGTCAAGACACACAGGACACGTATCTGTCATTTTATAATAATATTAACCATTGTTGTAAACGTCTAGTTGCTGTACGCAAGACCACCCATACCGCTCATGATGCGCAGGATGTTGTAGTTAACCGCATACACGCGAATATCCCACGTATCATCATTGTCGGGATCAACAAGCGCAGCACCGCTCATGTTAAGAACAACCGTGGCCGTATCAATGCGCGAGAAGTTGCACGTTCCCGACGGCTGGTGCTCTTCTGGGCGCAGGGCAAACGAGTACATGTAGATGTTGGGCTGTTTGTTCGTAGAAAGCGTGTATCCAAACCCAGTATGGTGCTGAGACTGCTGGGGTTTGCAGAAATAGTCGCCATAACGTTTGTCGAGACGATCTTGGCCGTTGAACTGGATCCACTGTTCGTAAACAGCTGTACCGATAAACGAACCACCCGTTTGAGAAGTGCTACCGTTATACGTAAAAGGCTGAAGACGGGTAAGACTTTTTGAAGCTGCAAGAGAACAGTTCGTGTAATACGTTGGCTGAACGACCCAGACAAGTTCTTTTACGGGGTGGTTGAACGTCAAGTCAATACGATTCGAGTACGAAGAAATACCCTTGTCCTCGTTGAACTGCGTCTGCTCAATTAGGTACTCGTGCGACTGCTGGGCCATCCGACGGCGTTCCTCCGTATCGAGGTAAATATAGTCAATATAAATTGCAGCCTGAACAGGTTGAGGAAGACTCTTTGCACCAGTCACAAAATTACCTGCAATTGCGGTAGCATCGTTCCACTGCAAAGTAATCTTGACTTCGTGGTACTGAAGAGCAATGAGGGGGAGTGCTGCGCCAGGGTTACGGGTGTAGAAGAAAAAGAGAGGAACGTACAGGATCGTTGGAAGAGATGGGCGACCATTTCCAGCATTGCAGAGTGTTTGACCAGTGACAGCGACAGAACCAGCTGCAAGTTCCCCACCTACCATTTTAAGAAACTTATCTTGCTGAGGGGCATCGCTCGTGAGTGCATCCCAGAGGTACATCCACTCACCGTACTGCCGATCAATAACTTGCCCACCAATATCCAGCTCAACGTAGCGGATAAGATTGTATCCTAGACGAGTTTGATCGTTGTTATAAGTTCCTGCAGCGAGAACGACTTCAAGGTACGTTGTGTACAGCAGGTCAGCATGGCGACCTAGAATGGCCGAATGCTTGGTGCCCCACGACGCTTGGCCATTAAAATTCACGCGAAATGGTTCCATGGCGAAGTTCGTGTGGCGCTTAAAGAGTCCTTTCCAGAAAGTAATTTGAGGATTTCCAGATAGGTATGCATCCTGAGCACCATAAGCTACAAGTTGAAGCAAACCTCCACCCATGTTATTTACTTAATGTAATCTCTTTTTTTCTCTAACGGCGACGGTGACGGCGCGTACGACGAGACGAGCGACGACGACGACCGCCCTTTACGGCAGGTACGGCAGCGCCATCTGATGCACCGTCAGCGTCTACTTTTTTTACTTCTTTTGCAAGGTCAGAAGAACTGTCTTTTGACATTTTACCACTATCACTATCACGATCTTCGCCACCACGGTGTTTCTTGTACGACTTCTTTGCAAGCTTCAGGATTGCACTGAACTTCTGGCCCTTGTGAGCTTTCATCGTGCGCTTAACGTGTGCAAGCCATGCGTTTGCCATTTTTATTAGTAGCTGAGAATTGAATTTATACGGTGACGTTATAAATTGGCGAAATTTTCTGCATAGGTTGAAAGGAAACGCTTGGGTCTGGGAGTGTTGGAGTCTTGAATTTCTTGGGGGCGAGAGCTCGTAACGCAACGGGTTTAAGAACAATGCTGTTTTCTTGAAACTCGCCAATATAGTTCTCCATAGCGCTATCAACTGACCCATAGTTCATAAGAATCCACTGACATCCATAGGAAAGAAGTATTTGAGGATTCGTGTTAACTAAATCTGTTCCAATATCAGGAACTACCATAGTAATACCATTGCGATTATGGTTAATAAGTTCATCCTTGTCGTGAGGCTGAGATGCTTGAGTATAGGTGAGTCGACGCAAATGTGAGGTTGACCACGAAATGTTGACAAGCTCTTCCATTAAAGTACCTTTCATCGGACCGCCCGAAACTACTATAATCTTGCGCTGGAGATTGCAAATAGGTTCAACTACTAAATTCTTACGAGAATAGCTGTATGTAGAATCCAGAAGATAAGGTCGGCAGGTAGTTTTCAAAATTTCTGCACAAGCATTTATTACATCTGTCTTGTCGGTATGAAAAACAAGGCTAAGAATAAATGGATCGCTACTGACAGGAGATGACACTGTATTGAAAGCATTATTCGCAATCGCTACACAGCAAGCGTCGAGAGAAACGGTGTTGTAAGCATAATCAGTTCCAAGTTTCTGATTCTTTAATCCAACTACTGGTTTGCTATCCGAATCTGCATAAATATCCAGTTCAACTAGTCGAGGACCCGCTTTCATTAAAAGAGGAATTACTTGATCAGTAATATAGTCATAAATTTGAGATCCTGGAAACAGAGAATATCCAGATGAAGCAACATAAAAATCACACAATCTATATTTCTGAGGACATCCTAGAGGTGCAAGTTTGGTAACACTTTGGTAAGCATTAAATGTTGATTTTGCTTTTCCAAGAGCCTGTGTTTTTGAAGGTGCAAATAATTTATAACCTCCGTAAGCAACTAGACCCATAAGTACTATTGCACCAATAACAGTGATAATAGTCATAAAGTTTGGTGTAGAAAAAGAAGGAGTAGCTTCCATTATACATTAGTCCATGATTTTATAGCGCTAGCAATAGCCCAACCTACTAAAATAATTCCACCAATCGCACCAATCATCCATATATATTCACGTGCGCCCATTTACTTTAATTGGTATAAAACTCCTCGAAAACCTCTTACAACTTCATCAGGGATACGTTTGTCCATAGGTATTCCCACAAGGCAACAAAGATGAAAGTACAAACAGTACATCCCACATTCTGAGTCTTGTCGCTGATGTCTTGTTTTATTATATGTTTTCTGCATAGGTTTTGTATGTGTTCCAGTAGCATCCCATTGTTCTTTCCATCTGTTCATAAGAACTTGTATTTCTTTCTCTGGTTTATTTGCGTAAGAGTCAAAGTATGTTATTCGTGGAAACTCAAGTTCTGGCCGAATGTCGCAGAATAGAGCAATCCAGTGTTTTCCAGGACCAGTGCTTTTGTCGGTATTGAAAACAATTCCTATTTGCGTATATCCTTTTTTGTACAAAGCGGTAATATCGAGTGAACAAAGTGAATCAACAAGGCATTCGCCTGTTTTGGATTTTTTTCCAAAATCAATCGGAACGGTTCCCACATAGTAATAGTTTTTAAAAATACGGGCATACTGTTTTTCAATTGCATCAATATCGTCAGAAGAAAGCCATTCATCGGGTTTTGTTTTCCAGGAGTCAGGAGCAGTTGGGCGAGATATCATGGACGTAATAATACATTCTGCATTACCTCGGTCACACTGTCTCCTCATTCGAACTTGAATCTCTTTCCAGACATTTTCGGCACCTCCTTGTGGAATAGGTGTATCTTTACGGTGTTCAGAATTGTATACTTGTCTCAAGTTTTCAACTTGTTGTCCATTGAAGAACATCCTTACTGTAAAACGGATATTCTTATTGTGCGACTAAAGATGTAAAAAATGTCGGTTCCTGATCTCAAGAGTCGTGTTAAAGCTTACTGTGATATAAATGATAAGCTTCGCGAGAAAAATTCGGAAATTCAGGAACTTCGAAAACAACAGGCTGATGCAGAAATGAATGTGATTGAAATTATGAGCACTGAAGAGTTCAAAAATCATGAAAAGATTCAAATTTCGGCAGATGGTTCTTATATTCGTATATTGCGACCAACAAAGTGGAATAAACCCTGGAGTCTTTCCAAAGGCTTGCTCAAGCAATTATTGGAGTCATACTATGAAGGAAGTGACAAACCGAGCGCAGATGAGTGCTACGAATTCATCTGCGAAACAATGAAACCGATGTTGGTTTCAGAAGAATATGGTATTGAGCGCGTTGTGAAGAAATAATAGTTTAATAAACTAAGGATGAATTTCTTGTCTACAAATGCACTAATAGGCTTAGTGAAAGATAAATTGATAAAATTGGTTGAAGATAATGAAGAAACTATAGATAATGTTTTTCGTCAAAATTTGGGAAAATTGAGTCCCGAAGATAAAACAAAATTTTTAAATAGCTGGAATAAGCTTGATCTAGCAGTTAAAGAAACTCTCCATACACAAGGTGGAAAACGAACTCGACGGAAAGCACGTAAACAACGTAAACATCGTAAATAATAAATGGCAGTCTACAATCCCTTCAATCCAAAAAATCGTCTGTTTGCAAAAAAAGATATTTGTGCTATTCTCGAGAAGCATAAGTGCCCATTTGAAGTCAACGATACTGAACTGTTCCAAATGGCAATGGTTCATTCTTCGTATGTGAAGCGTACAGAGTATACAAGTCCAACGGGAGAATCTGCATCCTTGGCTCCTAAACCAGCCGACTGTCTTGCGTTATTTGACCATTCATATGAGAGGCTTGAACACCTAGGTGATTCTATTCTGGGCGCATGCGTTTCTACATACATTATGAAACGATTCCCTACAGAGAACGAAGGCTTCATGACTGATCTTAAAAAGGAAATTGTGTGTAATGAAATGCTAGGTTCTCTCAGTCAAAAAATAGGTCTGGATAAGTTTTACATAATTTCGAGACACAATGAAGATATTTGTGATGGCAGAAAAAACTCCAAGAAACTAGGAGATATCCTAGAAGCGTTTATTGGAGCTCTGTGGTTGCAGTCAGGGGACTTTCCTTCTGTATATTCGTTCATAATTTGTCTGGTTGAAACGTACATTGATATCCCCCGTATTCTGATGAATAACCGCAACTTTAAAGAGCAACTGCAAAAAGTATATCAGTCTAAGTATCACACAACTCCTACCTACATTGTTATTTCGGGATCTTTGAGTTCGTATAAAGTTGCGGTCGTAGGTATTGATGGAAAACAAATGGGAACGGGTACAGGTCCGACTAAAAAACAAGCCGAACAACTGGCAGCAAAAGATGCTATCGTGAAAATGGAATCTTTTCAGTGAAATATCGATTACAAAAACCAGACAATATAAGACAGACTTTAAGTTGAGAATGTCCGATTACATGGAGAAGCGTTATGCCGAACTGGCAGCCAAGCGAGCCGAGAAAGACGCTGTCATAGCGAAACTGGTGAGACTGAAAACAATTGCTGAAACGGCTATGCTAAAAGCGATCGCCGAATTAGAAGCTGAGAAGCTTCTTACTCCAGAGCTTGCTAGTGATATAGAAAGAATAATCAGAAGACAAACTTATGCTTACACAAGAACGATTGAAGTTCTCGATCAAAAGATAGA